CACTTACAGTTATGTTTACCATAAATGCTTCGGCAGTCGCACCCGTGCCATCTCCAGTGATAGTTATTAAAGGAGTTTCATTATACTTACTACCATTGTCACTGATGAATATATTACTCAATGCACCACCATCTACTACAGGAGTTCCAGATGCATTGGTTCCATTTGTAGTAAGATAGTAATGTTTAACAGTATAACCGTAATCTACTAGATCCTCATCACTATCAAATACATCTCCTTTCTCATCACTGTATTCAAATAGTTCTGCCTTGAGTTTGTATACGTAACCTTTACCTAACTGGTAAAATGGTTCTTCATGCTCTACAAATTTTATCTCAAAATAATTACTTGTTAACGGAAGGTATATCAGATCTCCTTCTTGTGGTCTTTCTGGTGCTTGATAATCTTTATCAAGTAGAAGGAATTGTGATATAAGATCCGAGAATCTTTGCTGAGATATAACCATAGTTATCTCGTCAGTCTGTGCTACACCAAACTTTGTAAGTATATCTCCACCACCTTGGAAACCATCAAAGTTTTCCATGTATGCTTCTATTAAGTATGCATCATTAAACTCACCAATTACTTCCTCATTAAACACACCGTCCTTTTGCATAATTTCTCTAGGACAATAGAGAATATCCATCCCAAACATTTTGAGATGCTCTTCTACTAAATTTTGCAATAGGTGCTGTTCGTTCCTAGTGCCATGTGTAAAGTAAGTGGTTCTTGCCATTATCCGATCATGTCAAGTGGTGGTGTTTCGTAACGAGATATCATTTCCTCTTCTAGTTTCTCTACCTTTGCTTTACCTTCGTTGTATATAAACTCACCATTCATTGTGATTCCACCTGGCAATTGTGCTCCTTGAAACTTAATTAAGTTAGCACCCCACTGTCTTTGTATAAGTGCAGAAACATATCTCTTTAACCAAACATCATTGTATACATCTGTAAATTGATTAGGATCTATTGCTCTATAACATTCTAAAACTATAAACTGATCTGCAGGAACATCAGTTTTAAAATCTAGATCAAGGTATAATCTATCACCACGCATCTGATATCTAATCTGTTTCTGTCCTTCTAACAGATAGTAGATATCTTCTAATCTTCTATTGACCATTTCATATGTAAGAATCTCTGTCTGTGTAAGATCCCAAAGGTCATTTAATCTCCACTGATACCTAACGTCAAATAAATTTGTGACATTCTTAGATACAAAATCAAATACCTTAACCACAGTTGTTACGTATGGTGGCATTTTGATATAGTTGTTCTGTTCTTTAAATGTAAGAGTTTGCCCAGATGATGTTCCAGATGCAACAGTAGTATCAGTATCTGTTGTCATATCATCTAACATCAACTGATCATACTTAACTTTTAGATGAGTTCTAATATAACCATCCATATGTCTCTCATTATAAAACTGGATAGCATCATCCACTAGATCATCTATCTGATCATCCTCTATGTTTATTTCAAGGACTGGTGCACCGTTTTGACGTAATGCATAATCTATAAGTCCCTGTCTTGTTGCGGGTTTAGCCATGTTAGGTAGGATTGATGTTGAATCTAATTCTTACATAATATGTAGTATTTGCACTCAGGTTAACAGCACCTGGCAATGTGTAAGAATTTAAGTTTGTTGAGTTACCAAGAGATTGGTGAACAATACTTGCAAATGTATTTGCAGGAGCAAACTGCCAATCACTAGACGTATGTTGATATCCTGCTTTCATTGCAATAGGATCCACATTGATTGTTGGATTAAATGCAGGAGTAATAACTTGTATCTCTGGTTGGTCAACTAGAGGTGTTGTAAAGTTGACTGCAGCAGAGTATGCACTCTCCAATCCATTGTTGTCTCTAAATTTAACTTGAACTGCGTATGCAGTATCAAAGTCTAATGTTGATACAGGAACAGTTAGTGAAGTTAAATTACCAGTATCACCATTTGCAAAAGACTGTGATGTATCATATACTGTCACGTTATCTACAACTCTTCTTATTCTCCAGAAACTAGAGAAGTGAGTAGACCCTGCATACTCAACAATAAATGGTGTAGTGTTAATAACAGGTTGTCTAGAGAATGTTCTATTTGTATCTGTGTCTATAACTGGTGTTACAGTTGCAGGTCCTGATACAAATTCTGATTCATTAACAGTCAGTGTTGCTGCACTAGATGTTAATGTGGTTGCATTTGAGTTTGTCAATACACAACGGAACTGCTCGGCAGGACTTGTTGGATAAACTGTAGGAGGAGTAATATATGTTGCTGAATTTGCACCGTTTATATTTGACCATGCTGCTCCACCATTTGTTGACTTCTGCCACTGATAAGATATAGCACCACTTGTAATGGATGCAACGATATTAAATGTTGCAGTATTACCTTCAATTACTCCTTGGTCTTGTGGTTGCGTTGATATTGTTATAACACGTAGAACTGTAAGTTCTCCATGTGTAGAAGTAATATCTGCTGCTGCACCTACAAGAGAAGCAACGACTCTATAACGATCTGCATTGTCATTAGCAAACACTAGAGTTGGTGTAGTAAATGTTGCTGCTTGTCCAGTGGCACCAACTGATGCATAGTTTGCACCACCATCATCAGATCTTTCCCACTGATATGTAACTGTTCCACTACTTGAATTTGTGGAAACTGTAAAGTCAGCAGTTGCACCTTCGTTTGCAGTTGCGTTTGATGGTTGTGAAGTAATAGAAAATGTTCTTAAAACTGTAAGATTAACATCGTTAGTATATGCCGAAGTAGATGCTCCAACAGCATCTATCTTACAACGATATGAGTCTTGATGATCAGTTGCATATGTTGTAAGTCCTGTTGTATATGATGGGGAGGTTGCACCACTAACTGTATTCCAAGTTGAATCAGCTGTAGTCAAAGCATTACCTTGACCCGTATGGAAATGACACCAGTAATAAAGTGTGCCAGTTGCATCGCTAGGTATATCCCATATTACTTGACGAGTAGTAGCAGCTGTAAATCCACTGACATATTCTGCCATGGTTTTAGTAACACCATCCAACTTATATGTGACACCTGTGTTGTAATGTCCGTGACCATTATGATCTCCATCTGAACCTGTACTGAGCATCAATGGGTGATGTTGATTATTGTAATTAGCATTGGATGAATCTGACTGATCAAAAGTATATGTGTGTCCTCTATATGCAGAAAGAGCAACTCGTTCTAAACCAAATAAGTAGAATACACCTGTTGCTTGTCCACCTACTGTGTCAGCTCCAACTGTAACGGTAATAAACTTATCACCATTATTAGTTTGCTCCCACTGATATGTTACGCCAGGTGTGTGAGATGACATACCTTCTGCACCACCACCTCCACCACTAGGAGTAGTAAACTGATCTACCTCAAATGAAGATGATGCAGCGTTACCACCAACAGGTGCCATTGTTACACCACCAAGTGTAGTGAATGTTGCAGTTTGCCCTTCATTGACTGTTGCGTCAGATGGTTGAGATGATACAACAACTGTTACTGTTTCTACCTGTAATGTAGCAGCGTTAGATGGTGTAGTAGTTGCACCCGCACATGAGAGTAAACAACGATATTGATATTCATCGTATGCTGTAGTTAATGTAGGTGTTGTATATGTTGTAGTTGTTCCACCAGTTCCTTCAGATACATCAGACCATGATGCTCCATTTGTAATAGATACTTGCCACTGGTATGTAATATCTCCTGCATCGTTATCAGATGTAGTAGCAGCAACACCAAAGGATGATGTTCCACCTACTGCACCAGTTGTATTAGTTGGTTGTGATGTTATATTAATGGTTCTCTGAACAAACAATCTTGCTGCGTTACTGAATACATCACTTGCACCAGTTGCAGTCATTTTGCATCGGTAGTAATCACCGTAACTATCATCATAAGTTGTAGAACCAGTATTATATGTTGTGGTGTTAGCACCACTTATATCTTGCCAAGTTGTTCCATCACCATTCTCAGACTTCTGCCATTGATATCCAATAGTAGCACTATCTAAAGTAGAACCAGTTGCAGTAAATGTTCCTGCAGCAGGA